TGGCGCGCCAGAACTCGTCGGGCCGCCAACCCAGCGCAAGCGCGCTCACCCCGGCGAGCGTGCGTGCGGCATCGGCAAAGCACCCGGCGCTCATCGGCCCTGCAATATCTGCCGCAACAGCGTCTTTAGCACCGGGGTCACCGCGACCAGCCCGGCCTGCACCAGCCTTTCGGCAAACGCATCGCGGGACATCGCGCCCTCAGGATCGACGCGGCAGTGCCAGAATAACGCGGCCAGCTCGCCCAGACCCAGCTTCCCGCCAGCGGCGCGTTCGACCAGATCGAACAGCGGCCCCAGCTCCTGCTCGGCGGCCACCAGCGCGGTAAAGCTGGGGCGCAGCACGCAGGTCTGCCCGCCAAGTTCCAGCGATGCCTCGCCGCGGACCGGGTTGGCCAGTTCAGCGCCGCTCACAGGCTGACCACCGCGCCGGAACTTTCCAGCGCCAGCGTGTAATTTCGTTCGCCGTTGAAATCGCCCGCATATTCGAGCCGCGCGACCAGAAACCGCCCGCGCATCCGCGCGCCGCTTTCAAAGCTCAGTTCATAATTATCGAGCGTGCCTGACATCGCATTGGCGCGGATCGCGTCTTCGGCGTCCGAACCCAGGAACAGCCCGGCGGCCGATACCGAGACCGACCTGACGCCTGCGCCCGAAAGCAGCTCGCGCCAGCCACCGCTGCCCTTGTGGGTAATCACCACCGGCTCGCCGTTGATCGCCATTTGCGTGGTGCGCAGGCCCGCCACGGTGCGATATGCAGGCGGGCTTGCGCCATCGCCGATCTTGAGCAGGAACGCGCTGCCTTTTTCCGCTGTCATTGCCAGTTTTCCTTTCGTCAGGATTGCAGAATGCGGGCCCGGTAATCGAGCGTGATGGTCCACAGCGCGCCGATGCGAAGCGTGCGGCTGCGGACTGGGGTAAGGCTGACAAGCTGGTAGCCGCTCGCCTCGCGCGGTATCGTGGCGAGCCGCGATTCCAGCGTGGCGGCGATGGCCGCGACCGGGTGTGCATCATCGGACCCATCGCGCACCATGAACGCCAGCCGAAGCTCGCGTCCCGCCCGGTCCTTGGTGCTCCAGTCGGTCGCCAGCACATCGTCGAGCACCACATAGGGCGCGGCGATCTGTGCCGGCTGCCGGTGGAACACGCCGTTAACCTGCGCAATCAAAGCCGTATCGCCCGCCAACCAGTCGGTGACGGCGATGGCAAAATTCTGTTCAAGGCTCATCGCAGCAACCTCCCCAGCCAGCGCAGCGCAGCATCGGTGATCCAGCGCTGCGCCAAGCCCCGTCCGCGCAGACGCACCGTGCCGCGCCCGGTCTGCGCGGTCACACCCGCGATGGTTTCATTGATCCGCTGCGCCAATTGCTCGCTTGCGATTTCCGCGCGGCGCTCACCGATGCTGCGCGCGCGGCGCAGCAGCACGTTGCCGAAAGTCCGGCGGGTCACAGCCGCACCACGCGCCAGGGCCGCCACAAGGCGCTGACCGCAGCAGGAGCCGCACCCAGATCAGCACCATCGCGCGCCAGATGGACATGTGCTGCCAGACGGATGATTCCCTGTCGCAGCGGCTCGGGCAATGCACCCCAATGCACCGCCATCCCGGCGGTAAACACAATCTCGATACGGCTGGCAGAGCCCGGCCGCAGCACCCGGACCCGGCCCGCGCCGCTCGCAGTGATGTCGATGGCATAGGCATCGCTGGCCAGCGCAAAGCGGTTGCCGTCGGCGGTCACACCATTGACCCCGGTGATCGCCAAAACCGGCGCTGCGCCCAAAACCTGCCAGTCGCGCGATACCGGCAAGGTCTCGCGGTGCGGGCGTTGCAGCAGCGACTGGCCGGTGAACTGTTCGCACAGGGCAGCGGCGCTGCGCAGATGCCCGGTCAGCACCGCATCATCGGCATCGCGGGTGATGTGCAGCTGCGCCTTCACCTCGGCCAGGGCCAGCGGGGCGATGGCGGCGGGATCGCTGGTGACCATTGCCATCAGCGTTGCTCCACCCGCACGGCCATCGACCGCTCGTCGATCTCGCCGTTCGACAGGGTGACACGGTTGGTCAGGCCATAGCTGCCACCGGTTTGCCCACCGGTCAGCGTTGCCACCGTGCTGCGCCCGTCGTGCCCCGATGCTGTGACCGCCAGCCCGCCGTCGTGCGCGGGGGACACGGTCCAGCTGCTGGCAACGATCAGATTGACACCCAGATGCGCCGCGCCCCAATCGACACGGTAATCCACCCGGCTGTCCGGGTCTTTGACGAACAGGCTCATCGGCTGGTCCTTTTGCGAAAAGAGGATAGAAATGTCGGCACGTCACGGGCGACGCGGAGCAATCACGTTGCCGCGTGATCCTGGAGCGCTGGCATTGCCGATGCGCACTGTGTCGGGCAGCGGGCCTGACTTTTGCGATGGCAGCCGCCGTGCGCTGCCGCTGGCGATCGGCATGCTGCCGGGTGGGTCACCGCGCAGCATCGCCGCCCCCACCTGCAAGCGTATCGATACGCCGCGCCAGCACCGCGATCAGGAACAGGCACAGCTGGTCGGGCCGGATGCCGAAGCGCTCCTGCACCCCGTCGGCATCCTCCCATGCATCGTGGCAACACCAGCCATAAACCCGCCAGTCGAGCCCGTGGCGCTCCAGAATGGCAAAGGCGCCTTGGGCGCGGACACCGAAATGGCGGCGCGCGCCGTCCGCGCCTTTGTCTTCGATCGCTGCCAGCCACTGGAAGAAGCCCAGCTCGGCGATGATATCCAGCCCGGCGCGATATTCGCGGTCATCCATTGCGCCTTGCCAGTGCTTGGCGCGCTGATCCGATGTGTTGATCGTCCCGCTGGCTGCATGGATGACCGACCAGCGTAGCGACGCTCGGCCCAGCTCGGTCTGGTTATCGCCACCGGGGCCAAATGCCCGGCTGCCATAGCCATAATGGCTGGCCACCGCGATAAGGCTGCGCGTACCGGCATCGCCGCCAAACGCAGCCAGCCCCAGCGCCCCGCTGATCCCCAGCGGATCGGTGATCGCGCCGATCCCCGGAGCGCTGTTCCAGAAACTGGCATTGTGGAAATTGCCATCGCCCAGATACAGCTGCATGCCCGAATCGCTGAACAGCGTGCCAGATATGGCAGCGGTGTATCCGGCGATGCTCGACCCTCTGACCTCAAGCTGTGCAAACGGCGCGACACTGCCCACCCCCAGCTTGCCTTCCGCGATAATCCAGTTGCCCGATCCATCGCGCGGCAGATAATCGTGGGCGTGGACCGCTGCTGCATAAGCGCCTGCGCTCTGCTTGGAGGCGAGCGCGGCGGCCAGCCCGTCGATCTGGTCCAAAGCGTGGGCGTGATCATCGCGATCATCGCGCGCCGCAAACCAGTCTGCGGCGACGGTCAGCGTTACCGTTTTCAGACCTTCGGAGAAATCGAGCGCGCCATTATCACCGGAAGAGGCCAGCACAGCGGTGCGGATCAGCGCGCCGCTGGCAAACTCGCCCTGCCCGACTTCCCACTCGGCTTCGTGCGTTACTCCGGCGATCGCATAATGAAAGCGCGTGGCCGTTGGCACGGCGTCGGCAAAGCGCCGGTGGCCAGGGGTGCTGCCACCCAGCACGAACGCACCGGTGCCGGTGCTGGTGCTGGTTTCGCGCACCATATCAGCGAAGAAAAGGTCGGGCATGGTATGCAAATCCTGTCAGGGTGTTGGCAGCAGGGAATGCCCGCGCGGCAGGGCGGGGTGGGGGCGAACCGCGCGGGCACCTTGCCGGATACCCTTGCAGGCATCCGGCAATCGAAGAGGTTGAACGGTTTTGCGGTGATCAGCTGGCGGCGAACTTCATCAGCTTGATCGCTTCGGAGTTCATCACCTGACCACCGACCCTGCGTGTTGCGTAAAAGTGCACGAACGGCTTGTTGGTGAACGGATCGCGCAGGATGGTCGTCGCGCTGCGCTCTGCGATCAGGTACCCGGCGCGAAAGTTGCCGAACGCGACCGACAGGCTGTTGGCGGCAATATCGGGCATGTCCTCTGCCTCGACCACCGGATAGCCCAGCAGTGTCGCAGGCTGGCCCGATGCCAGCGAAGGCTGCCACAGGAATGCACCATCATCGGTCTTCAACTTGCGGATGCGCGCCAGAGTGGACGAGTTCATCACAAAGCTTGCCCCCTGGCGATAGGCGGGGCGCAGGGCATGGACCAGGTCGACCAGCCGGTCTTGCGGATCGGTGCTGGCGAAATTGCCGTCTGCCCCCGCCGCAATATACTGCAACGTCCCAAAGGCGCGGGCGGCATCATCCTGCGCGGTCGGCGTGCCGTTCAGGAAGCCGCGCGGCTGGTTGGTGCCGCTGCCATTCACGAACGCCGCCCCTTCGGCGCGGGCGAACTCCTCGGCAATTTCGCTCGCCAGCCAGCTTTCGACATCGAACGCGGCATCGTCGAGCATCGCCTGGCTCGCCGCAGGGTTGGCGTAAAGCTCGCCGGTCGGTGGAGCGATCTCGGCAAAGGCAGGCGTATCGGTTTCGGGCCGCGCCGCCACCTCGCTGACCCAGCCCGATGGCGTGCCACCGGTGGTGACCAGCTTGCGATAGCCCGCGCTGCCGGTCTGGACGACCTGTGCAATCGCGCGGATCGGCGAGATATCGGCGAGCGTGCGGGCGATCAGCGCATCGATCTCGCGCGGCACCGCATAGCCGCCTTCCGGGCCGGTGGTGGCGGCAAAGCTTTTCACCCCGGTCTCCAGCCCGCGCCGCAGATAATGGTCGACAAAGCTCTTGGTCTGCGGAGCGCGCTCATCGCCGCCGCCCAGCGAAGGCCGGCCCGAGGCCCGCGCCAGCCGCTCGACCCGCTCGCGCATCGTTACGCCTTCGGCCTTGACGGCATCGAGATCGGTCTTGACGCCATCAAGCCCGGTTTCCAGCGCAGCAATCCGCTCGCCATGCTCATCAGTTTTGAGCATCGCATCAAACGACGCTTCCAGCAGATCACCATCAGCCTTCATTTCGAAGGGGTTGGGCATTTCCATAGATCATTCCTTTGTTTTCGGGATCACACGGGGACCACCCCCGGATTTCAGACACAAAAAAACCCGCCGAAGCGGGGTGGTATTGAACGGCCGTTGCGGCATGTCAGCGCAACATATGCACCTTTGCCCCCGGCATCATCGGCATGGTGACCAGGCTGATCTCGACCAGATCGAGGTCGAGCAGTTCGCGCGGCGCGCTGCCCTGTGCGTGGCGGACGCGGTAGCCGAAGCTGAGGCCGGTTACCGTGGCGCTGCGCAATGCACCAAGCGGCTCGGCTGCGTCCGCATCCAGCGCAGCGATGATCCGCAGCCCGCGCCGGTCTTCGGCGGCGTATTCGATCGTCCCGATGCGCGCTGCGGGCCGGTGATGCCAGAGCAGCGGGATGGACGCGCCCTTTCCCTCCAACACCAGCGCCAGCGAGCGAGCAAAGGCTCCCCGGCGCACGATGTCGCCGCCGCGATCCACCCGGTCGAACAGCGCGGCATAGCCTGCAAAGCGCACACTCATTGCACCAGATCGCCCAGACCCAGCCGCACCGCGATGCCAACCAGCAGCAGCG